CTGACGTGGTGGGAGCGGGGGCCACGAGCCGCCGGTAGCGGTCCACCACATAGAGGCCAAACTCCGGTCCATAGCGCCCGATCCGGTACCGGCGGAGCGCATAGCGGATCAGGAGCGTACGACCCCAGGACCGAACCGTGCCGTCAGGTCTCGGGCGATGTCGCGCACAAGATCCAGGGCCTTCCCTTGAAGGGTGATGTCCGCGAGATCGTTGATGCCCTCCGCGCACAGTTCCCACGTCGGGTAGTCGCCCTCGCCGTGGTGTGACGAGCCCCACTGCCGGTACTTCACCTCGATCTTCATGGCTGTCTCCTCCCCTATGAGAGCGAGTCCCGCTCCTGACGGACCAGATCCGCGAGGCGGTACATCTCTTGGTCGGCCCAATAGGCGGGGTCCTGGCGAATGATCTGACATCCCTGGTCGATGTCGTCCTGGTGCTCGACCGTGGAGTGCGGTCTCCGGCACCACCTGATCCAGAAGGCCACGATCTCATCGGCGGTCATGGTTCCCTCCTGTCGCGACCTCGGCATCGATCTCGGTATCGGTGAAGTCTGGAAGAATATGGCCACGCACCGATTCATCCGTAAGTCTTTCGCGCACCGGACGCCGTTCTCGTGGTGCTGACACCGGGCCGCGATCATGGCTTCGATCCACCGGGGATCGCGGCTGTAGGTCCGACGGTACCTCATGACGCCCTCCCTCTGCGGTCGACCGTGCTGGCCGACGCTCGGCCCTCCCACCATGCCCGCGACAGCTCGTGCGCGGGGACGATCTGGACCGCGAGGTGGCCGGTGCGATCCTGGTGCATCGCCTGCTCGACCGCCGCGGCGTGGTGGGTGCCGCACCGGCGGATCTCCTCACACTGGTTACACACGAACGTGAACGCCTGCCGCACCTGCATCGTCGTGTTCCTCCTTGGCGGGGTCGCTGTCGTCGGCCTCGTGGTCTGCCGCCCTGTCTGGGCGACCCTGGTCTGATGCGCTCCCCGCCACACCCATGTTCTCATACCTTTACAACGCTGTCAAGCCCGGCGAGTGCCTACAGGTCGAACTCCGCATACTCCATACTGATGCGGAGGACCTCGTCGTAACTCGACGCCGCGAGCGCCCGGCGGCTATACTCTGCGGCCCCTGGCGCATTGGGGTTGACAACGCTGGAAACCTGTGGGCATAATGTGGATGGAACGAAAACGCCCGACCAACGGAGGACGACGATGGGTACGACGACCCCGGCCTACCTGCTCAGCACACACCCGGGCTGCCGCGAGTTCGAGCGCGGCACCGGGGCCCTCTGCACGCGCTCCTCGACGTGCTGGTCGAGGCCGTCGCGCGGTCGGTGGCGAGCGAGGGGCGACCCTGCGGCCGGTGGCGACCCCGTGGGGACGGATTGACACCGCTGGAAACCTATGGGCATGATGGGTAAACACAACGGGAGGGGATAGCGATGCTTCACGCTGCGACGCGGAACATCCGAATCGACCCGGAGGTGGCGACGGCCCTCGAGGCCGCCGCGGTCAACGGCGAGGGTCGGAACGCCACCCTGCGGCGCCTGCTCGACCTGCCGGCGCTGCCGACGGACGGTCATGGCCGGCGCGCGCGGCCCTTCGCGCCGACGCTCGGCGTGCGGGCTACCTCGCAGCTGGCCCTCGACACGGCGCCTGTCGTCGACCTGCCGCGGCTCGAGGCGCGGGCTCGGGCTGCGGGCGCGCTCCTTACACAGCTCGTGCCGCTACTCGCATCCTTCCGCCGATGCGAGGGTGCCACCACACCTGCCTACGAGGCCGTGCTCCGGGACGCCAAGGGGAAGGTCGTGTGGGAGTGCCCGCATGTTCACCGGCGCCCGCGGACGACCAAACTCGGCGACAACGTCCGGCTCGAGGTCTCGGCGCTGGAGTGCGCGGAGCGCGAGTTGCTGAACCGTCGGCTCGTGGCGGCCAACACCGGACCGGGGGGTGGCCGATGAACCGTGTTTGGGTACGGGTACCTGCGCGGCATCCGGGACGCGCTGCTCCACGCCGCCCGTGAGGGCGGGTGGGAGGGCGAGCGGCTGCTCGCCAACCTGCTGACCGACATCCGGATCCGAGAGGGGGATGAGACATGACCCGCACCACGGTCGCGATCGTGATGCTCGCGCTTCTGTTCGTGCTCGCGCAGGCCGGGACGGCGCAGGTGCTCCGGCCCGGCTGTATCGGGATCCAGAACCAGGGCGACGTCGCCTACGACGTGTACCTGACGCCGACGTCCATGCCGGGCGCCGGGGTCCAGGGGCCGTGGCGCGCCGAGGCGGGCGCGCTGTTCGTCATGGCTGGCGTGACCGGCACCCAGGACACGGTCGTGTGGGGCGTCGACGCCGACGGGAACGCGACCGCACGGACGCCGCTCGCGGCGGACGCCCAGTACGTGAACGCCCACCGGCCGGGCTGTCCCTACGGGTTCGTGTGGCTGAAGGCCCTCCCATGACCAAAACCGAAGGTGGGGGGACGATGAGCACGGAACCGCTCGACCGCCGGCACCGGACGACCGCAGACTGGAAGTCGATGCCGATGACGACCGCGCAGGCGGGCGCGCTCGTCCGGCTCCTGCGCGACCGCTACGGCGCGCGGAACGTGCGGTGGGCCGTGCTGGCCCGGACCGGGGCCGTGGAGAAGGTGATCGACAACGGGAACGACGCGACCGCAACGCTGCTGATGCTGGAGCGCGCTCGGCTGACGGACGCGGGTGTCCCGGCCGAGAAGGCGGGCCAGCTGGCGGCCCGATTCGCCGCCGGGCTCTCGCGATGAAAGGGGGGATCGGGATGCACCTCGTGCTCGCCGCGCTGCTGCCGTTCACGACCGACACGAACTTTATGTCGCTCGCTGGTTTCCTGCGATGGCTCACGTTCATCCACACGGGCCATTGGCCGCCGCCGCTGTGATCCCTTACTCGCGTATCTGGGTCTGCGAGTGGTGTGAGCCGAACGATTTCGTGGCCCAACAGCCGGAGGACTGTCGGATTCTCTACTGCCTGAAGCACCAGTGCCGGACCTGGCATTGGCCTCGCGATCGCGCAGGAGGCGCGGCCTCCTTGGGGGAAGTCTCCCCGACACCGCACGACAGGGGGACCCCCGATGGCAGCTCCGGGTGACGAAGGCGAAGGACGTGGGCATGAACAGCAGGATCTCCGCGGTGGACCGCTCGCGCAGTCGGCCGTGGTGGTCAAGGTCGAGCGCGCGCAGCGCGCCCTGATCGATGCCGTGAACGAGGCGGCCACCTGGCATAAGGCGAACCCGACGGCCCTCGCCGTCCACGCGGTGGCCGAGACCGCGAGCGCGCTCAAGAAGATCCGCAAGTTGCACACCGACCTGCTCGAGGGATGACCCGGAAAGGGGGCCCACCGTGGGCGGTCGCCGCCGCGACCATCATTGGATTCCGCTGTCCTCGGCTGCCGAGCGCGCCGGACTCCCCGAACGTCATATGCTCGACGTCCTGATCCTGGGTCTCGTCCGGGCCCGGCCCGACGGCGACCTCATCATGGTCGACCGCCGGGACCTCGACCGCTGGTTGAGCAAGCCCCAGATGCGGCTCGACATCCGGGTATGAGGGAATTCTTCGCCGACCTCGCGGCCGTGCTCACGGGCCGGATGCTGTTCGCCTCCGGACGGCGGCAATGGACCGAAGTCGCATTCTGCGGCGCGCTCCTTATGGTGGCGGTCGCCCTGCTGTGGTGGCTCCTCCTGACCCGGGCCTGCCGATGACGGACTGGTGCGCCTGCGACCTCATTCGCGGGTGCGAGAAGGAACGGCTCGAGCGCATGGGTCTCCCCGTGGTAGGGTACCTCCGAGGCACCTGCCGGATTTACGGGATGCCGCCTCGCATGTACCCTTACCTGCGCGGTCCCTGGTGGGGCACGGCACTCGAGACGCCGTCCGTCGAACGCCTCGCCGAACTCGGCGATCTCGGTGCGGCGGAATCGTTCACGGCGGCGTGGGCCTCCCAGGGTGCGCCCGGTCCGCTCGCATCGTACTGTCTGCGCCGCGTGCGCCTGCACTTCGCCGGCGCGGCGGTCGAACCCCTGGCCCTGACCTACTGGCATGGGATGGTCCGGCATGGCGTCTATCTCGAGGATGAGACGGACGACGTGCCCCGGATCATGCTCCGCTCGCCGGTCGACCCCACGCCATACACCCTTCCGCTCCGGCGCCGGCGCGCCTACCCGCAGCGACTCGAATGGCGCCGGCGCGTCCGTGAGGTGTGCGCCTACGAGGTGCGCGTCCTCGCGACCCTGACCGACAAGCTCCCGATCGACCTGCGCGCAATGGCCGGGGGCATGATGCTCGATCCGGGAGCGGCGGAGATTCGCCTGCTGGTGCCGTACCACCTGGCCGAGACCTGGACCTCGTGCCGGATTCTCGACCTCCGGGCCTTCCCGCGCTGGCGGCGCGTGCTGTACCTTATTGGCGCCGAGCACGAACGCGAGACGTTCTGCAGCTGGCGCTCCGAAACCTGAGAGGGGGAACGACGTGTGGACGACGCAGGATAGGGTCCCGCATCCGCTCTACGTGGTAACTACTGTCTTCGACCCTATGAGATATCACTCCCGGTGGGAACTCTACCGCACATTCCAGAAACACGTCCGCGATTCCGGCGCGGTCCTGGTGACGATCGAGGCGGCGTTTGGTGACCGTGAGTTTGCGGTGACGCAACACGCGCCACCCTACGGCTTGGGTGAGGACGTCGATTACGCGAAACTCGACGTGCAGGTTCCTCAGGATGCCAAGCGGTTGCCGCCCTCGCGTGCGGGTCAAGACTACCTGAAGGTCCGGCTCCACTGGTCGCTCCATACGTCGAGCGAACTGTGGCTCAAGGAATGCCTGATCAACCGGGCGATCCAACACCTGCCGCCCGACTGGCGGTACGTGGCGTGGATCGACGCCGACGTCTTCTTCGTCCGGCCCGATTGGGTGCCGGCGACGCTCCACGCCCTCCAGCACGCGCCATTCGTCCAGATGTTCAGCGAGTCGGTCGACGTCTCGCCCGACCACGAGGTGCTGCAACGCGCCAAGGGGTGGGTCTGGTGCCACCGCAGCGGCATGAAGCCGGCCGATCCTGGGCCCGACTATCGGGCGCCGGCCGGGATGGTGTACTGGCATCCCGGGTTCGCCTGGGCGGCGCGGCGCGACGGCTATGAATCGGTTGGCGGGCTGATCGACTGGGAGATCATGGGCGCGGCGGACTGGCGGATGGCGCGCGCGCTCACCGGTCAGGCGCACTATGACGTCACGGGGGCCGTGCATCCGAACTACCGGGCGAAACTGCTCCGGTGGGAGGCGCTCGCCGAGCGGCATATCAAGCGCAACCTCGACTTCGTGCCGGGGCTCGTGGTCCACCGCTGGCATGGCCGCAAGCGCGACCGCGGCTACCATACTCGGTGGCGACTCATCCAGGAGCACCAGTTCGACCCCGAGACCGACCTCGCGCGCGACAGCCAGGGGATCTACTACCTGACGGACTACAAGCCCGCACTCCGGGACGGTCTGCGGGCCTACTTCCGCGCCAGGAACGAGGACTCGATCGACATCGGGGACGGCGGCACCGCATGGTGACGCACGACATACGTCTGGGACCGCGGGTGACCCTCGCCGACGTGCTCCGGCACCGGCACTTGCCGGTCCGCACATGCGCGGAACGCTACCGTACCGCTGTGTGGATGACCAGTACTTTCGTCCTCTCGAATATGGATGCCATGCGGCTACTCGAAGCCCGTACTGACCCAACGCTATTCTATGACATTGCCATGCGCGTCGATCTTGGGAAACCGCCGGGCCCTGGGGCACATTGGGACCCCTGGCCGCCATGGTACCTCGCCGACCCCATTGACTGGCGGCTCCGGCTCGCGATGTGGTGGTGGCGCCTCCGGCCCTCGTGGCTACGCCGGCGCGAACCGCTGGACCGGCTCGGATGGCCGCTCCGCTTCCCCGGCCCTTGACGGGTCGCCTCGTGGGGCGCATCTATCTCGAGCGTGGCCAGCCGGTCGAGATCCTGGTGCAGTGGAACGGCCGCGGCCCGCGGAACGTCATGATCCGGCGCGCCGACGGCACCCGGACCATCCGCCCCTTCCGCGGGCTCCGCCGGCGAAAAGAAGGAGTCCCCCATAAGCCCCTAGAATAGCGCGACCTGACAAGGCGTCCGACCGGGCGCCCTGGACCGATTCTGGTCCGGGGCGCTTTGTCATTTTCTGGAGGCGGCGAGTGCCGGATCTGCGACGGCTCAAGCGGGTGCGGGTCGGTGAGATCAGCCTCGTCGACCGCGCGGCGAACCGGCGCCGGTTCGCACTCCTCAAGGCGGACGGGTCGTGGAAGGTCGGCGGCGCGCGCGGGCTGCCGCTGCAGGACGACACCGCGTGGGATGGCTCGGCCGCCGAGGACGAGATCCGGGCGTGGGCCGGCGGCGAGGATGACATGGACTGGGGCAAGCTGCGCCGCGGGTTCGTGCTCTACGATGCCGGCGAGCCCGAGAAACTCGGCTCCTACAAGATGCCGTTTGCGCGCGTCAAGGACGGCAAACTGGTGGCCTCGCGCAGCGGCCTTCAGGCGGTGCGGAACGTGCTCGCCGGCGGACGGGGCGGGGTGCAGGCCGGCGGCGCCCACGGGGCGGCGGAATCGTTCGTGAACGGGTACCTCGGCAAGCCGGACGGCAACGACAAGCGCACGACCAAGGGGGCGGACACCATGCCGAAGTCGATCCTGGACAGCGTCGAGCAGATCTTTGAGGAGCCCGTCGCCGGCGAGGACGCCGCGATCGCCAGGCTCGGCAAGGCGGCGGACAGTGAGGTCGGCGACGCCGGCCGCGCGCTGCTCCGGATCGCGGCCGCCCTCGACCTGGACGACCTCCGCAAACTCGGGTTCCAGAAGGCGGCGCCCGCCCACGGCGGCGGCGAGTCGTCGGATGACGAGGACATCTCGGATGCCGTGAAGCGGTTCGGCCGCAAGCTGGCCGCCGCGACCGAGCAGCAGGACGGCGAGGACGACGACGACTACGAGAAGCGGATGAAGAAACTCGCCGCCCACATCCGCCGGCACGCGCCCGTGCTGGACCGCGTGACCAAACTCGGCCGGCCGATGTCCCCGCAGGGCGACAACACGTCGACCGACGCCGTGACCATCGCGGCGCGCAAGGCCGCGGCCGACCTGCCGACCGATCTGCGCGACTTCGTCGATGCGGCGCCGGAGCTGGCCGGCACGGTCGTGCGGCTCTACAAGTCCACGCTCGGCGATGGCCCGTCCGCCGAGGTGGCGAGCGCGTCCCTCGAGGCGCTCACGGCCCAGCACAAGCGCATGGTCGCCGCCGAGGGGATCGCCAAGTCCGAGCGCGACCGGCGGATCCGGGACACGGCGATCCGCGAGGCCACCGGCATGACGATCCCCGGCCTGTCGACCGAGCAGCTGTCCGAGGTGCTGATGAAGGTCGACGACCTGCCGGAGAAGGCCACCATCCAGAAGGCCGACGGCAGCGGCGGCCGCATCACGCTCGCCGAGGCGCTGCGGACCGCGTTCAAGGCCGTCAACGCGCTCGTCAAGAACTCGGCCGCCTTCCGCGAGATGGGCTCGGGCCACGAGGGCGGCGGGAGCGCGTGGGACCGGATCGACCGCATGGCGACCGACATGGTGCTGAAGTCCCAGGGCACCGACAAGGTGCTGAAGCACGCCAAGGCCGTCACGCTGGTGCTCGACCAGCACCCGGACCTCTACAAGCAGTACCAGGACGAGACGGACGCGCGCAACCGCTCGTCCGCGGACTCGAACAACTGACGGCGGCGCGCGCGGCGCTCCGACTTTGAGCGAGGGGGGTTAGCAGATGCCTGGAGTCGCACCCGGCGAGATCATCGTCCTAGACCTGCCGGCCTATGTGGCGAACTCGGAGCTGACCGAGACCATCGGGTTCGTGTGCCGGATCGTGACGGCCGGGTCGGTCGACGGCCTAGTCGACCTCGCGAAGACCGCCCACGGCGAGGACCAGCTCGGCCTGCTCGACAGCGAGGCGCACGCCGGCCAGTCGATCTCGGTGCGGGTACTCGGGACCGCGCTCGGCGTGATCGGGGCCGCGGTCGCCCGCGGCGACCCGCTGACCTGCGACACGAACGGGCGGCTCATCACCGCGACCTCGGGCGAGCGCGCGATCGCGCGTGCGCTCGAGACCGGGACGCTCAGCGCGACGCCGACCGGGTTCGAGGCCATTTCCGTCCTGTTGACCGGACCCTTCAACGTGCCCTAACAACGCAGAGGCTGACTGGCGTGACCGACACGACGAATCGCACCGCAACGAGGGGGGACACATAAATGCCGGCGTATCCGGGGCGGCTAGATGTCCACGTAGACCGCCCACTCACGAACGTCAGCATCGCGTACATCCAGGACGCGGCGGACTTCATTGCGGGCGAAGCGGCGCCGATCATTCCGGTGCTCAAACAGTCGGACCGCTACTTCGTGTACAAGAAGGACGACTGGTTCCGCGACGAGGCGGCCGTGCGGCCGCCCGAATCGGAGTCGGCCGGCGGCGGCTACACGATCGACAACACGCCGAGCTACTTCGCCGACGTGTGGGCGTACCACAAGGACGTCGACGACTACACGGCGGCGAACTCGGATGTGCCGCTCAGGCCCTATGAAGATGCCACGCAATTTGTGACCCAGAAACTTCTCCTCGGTCGCGAGCGCGTCTGGGTCAATAACTTCTTCCACACCGGCGTGTGGGGCACGGACGCGCAGGGCGTCAACACCGCGCCGTCGGCGGGTCAGTTCCTCCAGTGGGACCAGGCGACCTCGACGCCGATCACCGACGTCGACAACGCCAAGGGCCAGATCCTGAGCCAGACCGGCTACGAGCCCAACACGCTCGTGGTGAGTTACCCGGTCTTTATCGCGCTCAAGAACAACCCCAGCATCCTCGACCGCGTGAAGTACACGCAGCGCGCCGTCGTCACCGAGGACCTGCTCGCCGCCCTGTTCGGCGTGAAGAAGTTCCTCGTCGCCAAGGCGGTGATCAACAGCGCGAAGATCGGCGCCACCAACAGCTTCGGCTTCCTGTTCGGCAACGCCGCGCTGCTCGAGTACGTGGCGACGAACCCCGGGATCAAGACCCCGTCCGCGGCCTACACGTTCGCGTGGACCGGCGTCGGCCCCGGCGGCGGGACGTTCGGCAACATCGTTCGGCGCTTCCGGATCGAGCGCATCCGCTCCGACCGTGTGGAAGGGGAAATGAGTTTCGATCTTCACCTCACCGGTGCGGACCTCGGCTACTTCTTCTACGAGGCGATCGCGTAAGGCTGCCGGTACCACGGCCGCCCTCGGCGGAGGGGAACGGCCACCGGAGCGAGAACCTCCCCTCGGACAAATTCGAGGGGAGGTTTCGCTTATGCCTGGTGCCGCCGCACCGACCTACCGCGTCGCGAACTCGACGCTCCGGCATGGCAACAAAACCTTTGCGCCCGGAGCCCTGGTCCCGCCCGGCACGTTCACCGAGAGCTTCGCCGCCATGCTGGTGCGCCTCGAGCGGATCCGGATCGTGGAACCGGACCGCAACGGCCCGGCCGCGCCGGCGCGCGGAAAGGCGCCGGCCTCCGTGCTCGACGGGCTCGGCCAACTGCTCGAGTCCCCGGTTCCCGGCGAGGCGGAGGCCATTGCCCGGCTCCCGCGGGAGTCCCGCGGGACCGAGATCGTGAACGCCTGCCGGGTGCTGCTCCGTCTCACGGCGGCACTCGACCCCGGCGACCTGGATGCGCTCGGGATCCTGCGGGTCCCGGTGCGCCAAGAGGCCACCGACACGCCGGAGCCGGCTGTCCGACCGGCACGCGCGCGGGCCCGGAAACCGACCCGGAGACCACCTGCCCGCTCGGCGGGACGGACCTCGGCGCCGGCCGTCCCGGCCGCTTCGGACCGCCCGCGGGGCCGGACCATCGCCGAGGTGGCGGAGCGGGTCGAGGGCGCGGCTCGCCCGGCGGCGCCCGCCTCCAGGGCGCCGGCACGGCCCGCCAGGCGGGCCGCTAGGCCCGCGCGCCGGCAGCCGGAGGCCCCTGTCCAGCTTGCGGCCCGCGAACGCGCCCAGGCGGCCCGGGTGATGACCGACCTCGGCCTGCGGCGGCGCGGGGAGGAGTGATGGCGACCTTGCACGAGGACCTGGACGGAGCCGAGGGCGTGGTCGAGGGCGTGGGCCGCTACACCCTCCGGGTGCGGCTCGACAACGGGCGTGTGATCGATATCCGGCCCAGCCGCCTGGAACCTGCGTCACGAAAGGAGCCCGACCGTGTCGTTTAGCTACTCCGGGAACCCGGCCGACAGCCAGCTCGCCGCGCTCCGGTTCGTGCTGCGCGACGTCGACCCGGACGACTACCACTTCGAGGACGAGGAGCTGGTCTCGTTCCTCCTGGCGTTCAACATCACGTCCACCGACCCCGGCCTGCCGCGCGACATGGACCTGCGCCGCTGCGCCCTCCAGGTGCAGGGCACCATCCAGCCCCGGATGGCCGAGACGCCGAGCTACCGGCTCGGTTCGCTCGACGAGCGGATCACGCAGGCGCTCGAACTCAAGTTCAAGATCTACCAGGACGAGCGCCGGATCGTGACGGCGCAGGGGTGGTGGGCTGGCGGCACGTCGATCTCGGACAAACTCAAGGCGATCCAGAACCGCGACGCGCCGCCGCACTATTTCGCCGTCGGGTTCATGGACTTTCCCGGCACGCAGCAGAACATCTTCGGCATTGGCGGCCGGCTCTACCCGTCGATGCCGCAGACACAGCCCGGATAACGAGGGGAGGGGTGCTCGGATGCTACGGATCAACGCGCCCGACAGTTACGCGCACGCGAAGGCGTACTGGCAGGCCGTCAAGGCGCCGGCCGTCGTCTACTCGGCGGCATCGGGGCAGGCCACCAAGATCGGGCAGGTCGGGATCTACAACGGCCTCGGGTGGGTGGTGTGGCCGCTGTCGGACGTCTCGCTGCCGGCGCTCACGCAGATCGTGAGCGACTTCCCCGCCGCGCAGCGGGTCGACAACGTCCTGTACGACGCTGGGTGGGCGCACCGCGGTCTCTGAGAGTTCGGAGGGAGCACGGGCTGAAAGGCCCGCCTCCTCGCTAGGGGTGTGCGGCACGGACGTCGGGTAAGCGGCGAGCCGATGGTCTGTCTTGGGTGGCCGCACTCGTTCCACGGAGCACGGTGGGGGCACCGTGGGCTCAAAATTCGGGAGGTGGTCATAATGGACGAACGGACCGGCGGCATGGCGTTTGACACCTATCTCCAGATCAACGGGTACCCTCGACTCGCGGCTATCGCTTGGTTCCTGCGCCACCCGTGGTACGCGACCCACTGGTGGCTGACCGGCAAGCCGTGGAGCGCGTGACCGAGTCACAGTTCGACCCCGAGGCTTTCCGACGCGACATCGCCGCCTATGCGGCGAACGCCGTCATCGAGCCGCCTCACGTCGTGGTCGGACCGCAGGCCTTCGCTCGTATCGAGCGCATCGCCCGTACCTGGCGCACGTCCGGCTGGCAACCGGGCGCGCACTACTGCGGCCATTGCTCCATCTTCGTGCCGCACCACCACCGGCACCGCTGCCCGCGCTGCGGTCGACGCGGCCTGCGGCGCGCCGGGCGCCGGACGCGGATCTTCGGCGCCGCGATGGACGTGACGATGGAACGGGGCCTGACGCAGACCGCGACCACCGACCGCACGAATGCCCTCTCTTGACGCCAACTTTCAGCGCCGTGAGATCGAAACTCGGGGAGGTGAGGAGTGGACTACATCCTGCGCGTGACGTGGACGAACGGCATAACCGAGGTCCTGAGGTCGAACCTCGCGGGGGCGGACTTTCGGCTAACCGTGCCATGCGTGGCGGCCGTGGAAGAACTCGCCGAATCTCTGTCGGCGATCAAATGGTGGAACGAATCGCATTCTGCGGCATGACGATCCTCGGCCTCTGCCCGTGGTGCGGCGACCCGGTGGTCGAGGGCCAGACCGCAGGCGGGCATCTGTTCTGCTACTGCGGGTGGACCGCCGGCGCATCGGCTGAGGCCCACGAGGCATTCCTCGCGCGCCGGGAAGCGGAACGGCGCGCGCTGCGACAGCTGGCCGACTTGCTGTCCCCCGATGCGCTCGCTCACCTGACCGATGCCCTCTCTTGACGCCGATTTTCAGCGCCGCGAGATCGAACGCCTGATCCTGGTGTTCGAGCGGGCCCGGCGCGAGCTGCTGGCCGTGCTGCGTTCCGTCAACGCGACGGATTTCCAGGTCGCGCGCTCGACCGAACTCGTGGGGCAAATCGACGACATCGTGGCGCAGCTCCGCCAGTCCGCCCACTCGTGGATCATGGGGACGCTGCCCGACAGTTACGCCGCCGGTGCCGTACTCGCGGCGCGCGCGTTCAACCGGCCGCTACCGACCATGTCGGGGATCCACGCCACGAGCGTCGCGGCACTCGCCGCGGAGGTCGAGGCGTCACTCGACGGCGAGGCCCTCGCGTCGATCGCCCCGTTCGCGGGCTCCGTGTTTATCCGGGCCAAACAGACGGTGATCGCCTACGAGCGCCTCATGCAGGAACTCGGCGTGGCCGAGGTGCGGGGCCTGACGATCCGGGACATCACGCAGCGCCTAGCGGCGGCCTTCCGCGAGGGCGCGGCCGCCAGGCTCCGGCTCGGGGACGTCGTGGACCCGCAGCTCCGGGCCGACCTCGAGGCCACGGCCGAGGGCCGGCTGATCCGGATCGTGGGCAAGGACGGGAAGGCGCGGAACTACGACCTCGGGTGGTACGCCGAAACCGTGGGCCGGACCGCGACGCGGGAAGCGGCCTCCGAGGGTGTGCTGGTCATGACGCAGCAGTTCGGCGGCGACCTGGTGCAGATTTCGGTCCACGAGGGGAGCTGCCCGATCTGCCTGCCCTGGCAGGGGAAGGTGTTTTCGATCTCGGGCACCCATGCCGACTTCCCGCCGCTGACCGACGACGTGACGCCGCCGCTGCACCCCAGATGCGAGCATATTCTTTTACCGATTGTCGAGGACTTCATGCGCTCGCGGGGCGTGTACGACCGGCTACGGGACTTCTCGGCCGGCGACCAGCCGGTGAACAACGTCCAGGAGTACCACGACCTGCTGACCGCGCCAGCGGCGTGAAAGCCCGCGTCGGCACCGTGACTTACTGTCGCCGTCACCGCTGGGTGCCGCTCTTCGATGTCGGCACCTATCGACGATGGACGGTCGAGGGACGACCACTTCTAGTGATGGCATTCCGCAGGTCGCTCCGGCTCCGCTACCGGCGCGATCGCGCGACCCGAAAGACCGTGGCAAGGATGCGGGATGCAAGGACACGTCCCCCGGCCTGCTGACCGCGCCCGCAGCCTGACGGAAAAACTCGGTAATAATATAACCGGCCCGATCACAAACCGCCGGGTCATCCTTGGGCAATAATATCGTTGACTCAGTAGTCGTTTGGTGAGGATAATCCCGAACGAACTGACCGTTTCGCAAGGGCATTGTGCGGTCTGGCCGAATAGGCTAGAATCACGTTGGGAAGGGCGTCCGACCGGGCGCCAGTGTTCGCACCGGGGCAGGGTGCGGTACTCCTGCCGAGCGGACGCTGGCGCTTTTTTGTTAGGGCGCAGGAGATGGGCAAAGTCGTCGCGATTCATTGACGCTCTGTAAGAACTGCGCCGGACGGGTGGTGCCGCCCGGCGCAGGAGCCGCACACCGGGAGGGA